GCCTCTTTTGATCCCGCAATCATAGATCCAACCATTACTGCATCTGCTCCTGCGGCAAAGCATTTAACCATGTCTCCGCTATTACGAATGCCACCATCAGCGACTATGGAGCAGTCTGTAAAGTTTCTTTCGGAAACATCCAATATTGATTGCAAAGTTGGCACGCCATGACCACTAACAATCCTAGTTGTACAAAGACCACCGCCGCCGATTCCAACCCTAATTGAGTCAGCACCAGCTTCAGCGAGTCTAATAAATCCTTCGGATGTGGCGACATTTCCAGCCATAATATGTGCATCACTAAAGGACAGCCGTAATTGATCTACTGCCCGTACTGCATAGTCGCCGTGACCATTTGCTGTATCGACCAAAAACATTCTTACGCCGATATCGTAAAGTCTCTTTGCCTGTGCAAGATATCCATTATTAGATGCAATAGCAACACCAAAATTAATTTTATTAGATATCAGATCCTTACACTTAGTTATTTGATCATCGTGAGACATATATCTATGAAGAATTCCAATTGCGCCCTCTTCATGCAAAGCAATACACATTTCAGTATCACATACAGTATCCATGGGGGCAGCGATTAGTGGAAGTTTTAAATCTATTTTTCTTTTTCCATGTCCTATGCTCATAGATAAATCTACATCGTGCCTTGAAGATATCGAACTTCTTTGTGGAACAAGAAGAATGTCATCAAAACAAAGAGCCTTGCCGCTATATTTCATTTTTCTCCTATATCAACTTATAACTACTCAGATATTCTTTTATCTCTGGTGTCATCTTTGGCTTTTCTTTTTCTGCAATAGCCTCTTGATTTCTATCGGCTTTAAAAGATGACCAAGTGTGTATCTCTACCTCGCCAAAAGAGTCCCGCTTTGAATGAGATATTGCATTATAAACAGATCCACACATAGCATCTGCCAAGTCTTTTGACTTTTTCCTTGGATGATCTACCTTATTATTTGACACAATGCGTAATTCTAGCAGTTCCTCTAACAGTAGTTCAACATGTGGAGCAGCAACTCTTTCTTCATAAAACAACATAGCTAAATCCTCATAGTGTTTCTTTGCTACAGAGAGAGTTTCTGTTTTGATTCCTACGCTATTCAGATCACGCTGAATATCAAAAGACTGCCAACGGTCAAAGGATACCAGTCCAAGATTGAATCCCTCACGACGCAAACTAATAATCCAATTTTTTACCTCAGAAAGATCTACTGGCCCCTCTCTGCGTGGTTCCCACCACGCTATTGCATCTACTACAACAAAAGGAACAACTTGCGTATATTCATTAAACGTTTGTACCTCTACCCACTTTTCTACATGAGCGATTGATACCGCACACTTGTCGTGCTTTTGTGCAAGGTCGGCATGAACATAATATGTAATGTTTGGGTCGGGGCTAAAACTTGGATCAAATCTTCTAAATTGATCTACAGGGTTACGGAGTGCTAAACATTTTTCTATCTTATCTCTTGATTTAAAGAATGCGTCAGAAGAAACGCTGGGCATACACGCGAATCTCATCATTGCATCTGCTGGATCTGTATAGAATGCCAACTTAAAGTCTTCAATCGACCTTGTTGGGTTTACTTCCCATGTCGGTCTTTTAAGTGCATATACCCCTGGGAATTTATAGGACTCAATAGTATCTTCTTCCCATTCAATATCAAAGGTATTTCCTGGATCATCTTCTGGCAATGCAGGATTAAGAACAAAGGTATGCTTTTTGTGTTGAGTTTCTTTTTCAGCAATAACATCTTCGTATCTCTTCGATATAAAATCGCCTTTGTATCTAGGGAAAGACAAAAGAACAACCTTCCCATAATCTGGGAAACGAGAATCAACGGAGCCACGGAACGCTTTATAAATAGCTTCACCAGTCTTTGCATTTTCATTACCACTAACAGACTCTGAACTAAATCCAGAAATCTCGTCAAGAACTGCAAGCATCAAGTTTAGTCCCTCATGACTTTCTCTTTCTGAGTGACCAGAGTATACGGTTATTGCTTTATCGAACTCAACATTATCCACCTTTGCATCATATCTTCCAGCAAACCAGGGGGATTTATCAATCTTGTTCTTGAATCCTTTAAAGAAAACATTCTTGGCCTGCTGTGCATTAATGGCAATATTGATAATATCAATAGCATCTCCAGGGGGCTTACCAAAATATGAAGCGGGATCTTTTAGGCAAAGAAGCTTGTATACAAGATAAGCACAGCCCACAGTAGAAGTATGGTCCTTTCCCGACCCCTTACCAAGTTGCAAAATAACTTCTGATTTAGTGTACTTTTTATAGTGTTCGCTTCCCTTTTCTTTCCCCATAATTGTTTGTAAATCTTTTTCTTTATAGATCTGACTCATACATTCTACAAGAGAATATTGATAATGAGATAGTTCTGGCTGCCCAAGAAAGTCGGAAGATCTTACAAATGTTTCCACATCCACTGGATTTTCATCAAAGGGGTTGTCGTCAAGAGCCTCAATAAAATCAGAAAAATCAATTGTCAACTATGATCACCCCGTCAGTTGCAGCCGATAGCTTTGACATAATTTCATTACGAATTTCTGGATGTTTTGATGCAATGTCTTTCAGTATGTTGATTAATATCTCGTGCTTTTCTTCCATGCGAGCAAGCTCTTCTGCAACCTCTTTGTTGTCTAATAGTCCTGCCCTGTGAAGCATGTCAAGACGCTTTGCTTCAATGTCTGCAATAAGTTTGATTGATGCTGTTTTTGCAGTAAGATTAGAAGTTTGATCTGCCGACTCAATTACTTCATACGCCTTTTTTATAAGACCTGAATAATGCTGATCTGCACCAGCAAGTGCCTCTCTAGCCCTAGCGTGAATTGCCTCGTTATTGGCTGCCATTTTACGCCAGTCATTTAGCAATGACATGACACGTTGTCTAGGAATGTCAAGTTCTTTAGATATAGTAGTCTCATTTGACCCCTTAAGATATTCAGAGGCTACCCTGTTTACCTCGTCAAGATGCTTGACTAGATCTATTTCTTTTGACACGCTTTCCTCTCTTCTTTGGCAAAACCTTGATGCGTTCTGGGTAGAAAGATCTTACCCCACAGCCTACACCCTTTTCTAATTCTAAGCAATCAATCCAGGACCTGTCATTAGACGGGTTTGTAACATGCCCCATAAACCTAAACTTAGTTCCCCATATGCCCTTAATTTTAATTGTATCTCCCTTTGTTACCGTCTTTCCCTCTGGCGTAGTAAAACTTTCTTGGCGAACAAACGGATCGTTGACCTTTATCTTTTTGCGTCTACCCACAAGAACCTCCTTTTTAGGTAAAACAATTTTACCACGGCTAGGATTGGTTGTCAATAGACTTAAGTCTATTTATTTCACGATTTAAGTACCAGGCAGCCTTTTCTAGGTCTTCTATTTGCTTTCCTTTATATGGTGCTCTCATCAAATACTTAATTACATTTCCCAAGCAGAAGTTCATATGCTCTGTAATTTCTATAGTTTCAATCCCTGACGGGTGAATCGTATAGTGCTGTGGATGATTAACTACATCATTCATTATCTTCTTCCTTTTCTTCCCATTTTTAAGCCAAATTTATTTAAATACAAATATATTGTTTGCAAGGTTACACCACACTCATCTGCTATTTGCTGTGGAGTTCTTTTGTCTTGAACAAAGCGTTTGTGTAGCCAGCTTTTATTTTTATAGAAATCTTTTTTATTCAAAAATAGCACCCCATCTATCGCTTACATATGAACCAATGCCAATAGCATCTGCAACATCGTCATCGTCAATCTTTATGCCATACCTTTTATTAACGTAGTCCATTGTCTTTTTCTTTCTTAATTCACGCTGCTTGCTTTTATACCAAGATTTTGACTTCCCTGGATTCTTTTTTTCTATGCTCTGCTTTTCTGCTGCACTTAAAAGCTTTGTTCCAACATAGTTTTGCCACGCCATGGGTGCTACAGTTTTAACTGTTTTGATTCCTGCAACTTGCGCTGCTGCAATAATTGCGCCTTGCACCAGGGACAACTGCATAGCTGTTTTTGGCGAGTTGCTATAGATAGCCGATTCAAGAACAATAGCGTCTGATCGAAAAGCTTTGAAAAAGGGGATTGCTTTTTTACAAGCGTCCCCTGCTTTATAGAGAGCATCTGCCCCAACAAATCTAACCTTTCCATACTTTATCAACTTCCCATCTTCAAATACAGAGAATGCCATTGAGTTAGTTGAGGCATCTACTGCTATTATACTAGTTGGTTTAGACAGGCTAGCCAACGTTTTATTCCTTCTCGTAGTCAAAATAGTCCTTTAACTCCTTTATAAAAGTATTAAACTTCTTTTTATTTATGAGGCAGTTGTCACACATTCCAACATCATTATAGATGCTCAAATATGTTCCACATCCTCCAGCGCATTTTTTTTCTTTCCCCACTCTTTTTTTTACTTTTTGTACTGCATATCTTTCTATAATTTTTTTCTTGCTGGCATCTTTTCTGCACTCTGCAGAACAATAGATCTGTTTGCTACTGTTCTGATAAAAATCTTTGTCGCACCAGGCACAGAAAGGCATTAGAACTCCCCCTTTTCTTCCTTTCTTCGAAGGATCTTTATGTCGCCCTTTGGTGCCTCTTTACACGCCTGTTGTACGGGACAGGAACTGCAAGGAACCTTTACATCGTTGTTCTTGTAAGGAACCTCTGGAAGTTTCTTGTCTTTCCATGCCGCATAAACTTCTCTCATCCAACCAAATAGGTAGTCAACAAAGTCAACGTGCTTCTGGTTTATGTTTATTGGTATTACGAGTAGGTCGTGTGTATTTTTATTCTCATACATGACCATCCCCTTTTTCTTCTTAAATATCTTCATATATATAAGAAGCTGAACAATGTGATATGTACTTGCAGTCATTGACTTCTTGTGACGCTCAAACGCATCCTGATTTTGAGTTTTAATCTCTACAAGATATTCAGAATCCTTCCACTTAATAATGCTATCTAAGAATCCGAATATAGGTGGGTCGTCAAAAGATACTTTCTCTTCGTTGGCAACCATGATTCCAGCACCTTCCATAGCGGCCTGGATTCTTGCGTGCCTATCCGTCCCACTTTCCATGTTTGCCTGAGACTTTCCTTCTCTTTCTTCATAGAAAGTGTTTCCTTCAAATGCTAAATACCAATACCTAGGGCATTTGCCATGACCAAAAACGATTGTTGAGGGAGAAAACGTCTTCTTCTTTGTAAACTTAGGCTCATTGTTTGCGACATAGCCTTTGTGAATTGCATCAACTAGGTCTGCAAATTCATTATCTACATTGGCTGGCATCGTTGTTTGCCACTCAATATCTTCAACTGCCTCCTTGACCTCATTTTTAACAATCTTATTTAGTATGTTCTTAGCCATGATGTGTCCTTACTGTATATTTTAAGGCATCAGCAAGTTTGTCTAATGCCTCTCTTGCAGAATAGTAGATATTCTTTTTTGCCCTGTCATCCTTCTTTACATTCGCATACCATGAGGCTAGCATTGCAAACTTGGCGGAATATGACTGTATCTGCACAATTAATTGGGCAGCCTTATCTGGTGGAATGTCTGGCTTAGCAATAAGCTTTGCTATCGCAACAAGGGACTGCGTTATCTCTTCGTCTTGCATATACTCAGACAACTCGTTAAAGTCGTTGATACTATTAATTATATCAATCGTGTTCTCGTTCACTATTCTCTCTTATCTCTCGTAACTCTTCAAACTCATTCCACTCAATTATAGCAAGCCTTGTCTTCTTTGTGTCTCCAAGAACTAACATTATGGCGGGGGATTTATTAGGATCTACCCTCAGAGTATCTGTAACTACCTTGCCCCATACATCTTTATTGACAGAGAATGATTTACTGTATTCCTTTACATCAACCACATACCTGTCTAGGCTTCCATCCCCTTTAACCATCCCACGACCAGAATTCTTATGTGGCTTTGCACCAATGCGCTTTAGTTCTCCACGCTCACTCATTAATATCCTCTCTCCTTTGATATGCTGACGGTAGATACATGATCACAGTCTTTGCATTTCCAGGTTATTTCTAAAGAGGAAGCATAGAATCTAGAAGATGTTATTTCCCGTGAGCAACCTTGACACACAAAGCTGCCATGCATGACCTGATATCTATTCGATGATTTGGACAAGTTCTGCCACCTTATCTGGATTCTGACGCAACCATTCGACTACCTTTGCTCTACCCTGGAACCTTTCTCCAAGGACTGTGTACCACGCACCGCCCTTTTCTATGTGTCCTAGTTGCTCTGCAACATCCACAACCTCTGCAATGTTGTCTACGCCAACAAAGTCTCCAGAGAAGTAGAAGTCGTACATGCCACTCTCAAAGGCTTTACCTGTCTTATTGTAGTCAATAGTCCAAGTAACTTGGCGACCTATCTTGCTCTGTATGACCTTATCTCCCACTTCTATCTTGCCCTGGATAGCATTTTTCTCTGACTCACTTGACCAAAGCTTGACTACTGTGCTAGAAAAGAACTTGACAGCGTGACCTCCCGTGGGCTGATGACTGACAAACATCTGACCAATATTATTACGTTGTTGAGAAATGAGGACCAGCAATGTTTGCTTGGTTTGATTGTTTGCATAGTTAAGCATCTTGACAGCATTTGTCATATCCCGTGCTTCTGCACCAATCTGTTTGGTGTTCTCTAACTGCTTTAATTCGTCAGAGTCCTTCTCAAAGTAGATAGCAGGAAGCAGGGCAGAGATAGAATCAACAACAATCATATCTACACCAGCAGACATAAGTTGTGTAGCAACATCAACCATGTCATTGATTGTCCTAGCAGGAGAATAGATAAGGCTATCTGAGTCTACTCCAAGACGCTGTGCCCACTTG